GATCTATAAACTGCAAAGAAATCAGTTACTGTTGAAAGATTAGTGGCAACTGTATTTACAGCTGTTATTGAACCACCAACATTATTTACGTTGGTAATTGCTGCGGCAACAGCACCAATATTATTAGAGCCAGATATATCTGCTGCAACGGTATTAATATTTGTTGTAGCCGCTGATTGTGCAATAGCTGCAATGCTACTTTCAATTGCAACGACAGCTGTCACATCAGAGCTTATTCCAGCAACTGTAGTTACATTAGAACTTATGCCAGCTACAGTTGTTACGTTACTAGCTATGCCAGCTACGGTTCCTATTGTATTTGAACCACCAAGATTAGAAGCTACTGTTCCAATGTCAGTTGCATCACCAGCCACAGCTGTTACATTTGCGGCTATACCAGCGACAGTTGTTACGTTGCTTGATATGCCTGATACGGTATTGATATTGCTTGCATTTGAATTAACAGTATTTATTGCTGTTTGATCTGAGCTAGTTGGCGTTGTGCGGAGCCAAGTAGTTGTACCTAGGTTGTACACCATAAGAACATTATTAGTAGTATCAAAAAATAGCGCACCGTCTATAAGTGCATTACCATCATTATCAACTGTAGGGTTGCCACCTGACGTAGACTTTGCGCCTAAGTACCGATCATCAAAACTATCTAACGCAGCTTCCGCAGCTGTTTGCGCTGTTTCACTAGCAGTCTTAGCAGTCTCACTAGCAGTCTTTGCTGTTTCACTAGCAGTTTGTGCTGTTTGTGCAGCGGTTGCTGAAGTTGCCGCAGCTGTAGCACTTGAAGCAGCGGCTGTTTGCGCTGTCGTTGCAGTTGCAGCATCAACGATCAAATCATACTTTGCGCTGTTTGCGTTCGTAGTAAGAGGCTGAGAACCAGAGCTAGTGTGCGCTGTGTTTACAAGGAATATATTATTAGTGCTGGTATCCTTAACTAAGTCACGAACATTGTAAGAAGTGCTAGCTGCCCAATTGCCGCGAAAAGTACCTAGCTCTTGTGCTATGGATAAGTTACCAGAGCTATCAAAACTAAATAGTTTGTTTGCCCGGTCTGTAGCAGATACAGTAAATTCTGAGTTAGTTATGACGTTTGTACGCGATCCTTTAATAGCACGACTTAGTTCCTCTTCGTGCTTTTGCGTCATAAACACTAGCTTATCTAACGCCTCTTCTAAGCTTTCAGCTGGAAAAGGATCGTTAGCAACTAGATCTAAACCTTGCGTAAGTGGCTGTTCGCGCAAAATCACTACAGTAACACCGCTTGCCGGGGCAGAACCAAACACCACGTTACCGCCACTAGCCGACCCTACGCCTGTAACTGTATAGTGCGTTGTTATTGTTTTGACAGTTTCTGTTCCGTCAGCTGCGCGCAAGATAACTGTAAGATCATCTTGGTCGAATATCTTAAAACTATAAGCAAACGTAGTGAGCGATCCATTACCGCTGTAGCTTACTTTACTTGTACTGCTGCTTACTGTCATAGCAATTCCTTACCTTGCTGCCCTAATACCATAATTTAAACCAATTGTGTAGTCTTTCATTCAATCGCCGCTGAATAACGTGGTGCTCTTGTTGGCGCTGTATCACCCGGACCCCACCAGTACTTTTGTCCAAAATCTCTACGATACTTTGTCTCTGCCCTACGAAACTTGGACCGCGCTTTTGGATCTGTCATAAGCTGTAGTTGATCCCATACCTTGCGCTCTAACGCTAATCTTGCATACCACAAAGAAGATCCCGGCAAGTATCTTTGCGTAAACTTAACTAGCTCCCCAGCTGCGTTTGTATCTTGACCAGTAGCAGCTTGATATAAATTATGTATTGTAAGTTTTTGCAAATCTGATCCAAAACTAAAAACAGGACCAGCTATCGTTTCTCCTAAACTTGCGTCAAATCTATTTGTGCCGGAGAAAAGAAAATCTCCAAAGATACCTAAACCACCGCCTTGCAAAAATGCAGCAAACCAAAACTTTGCAGTTTCTTCACTGTCACCAAACATATCTCGCGGATCTCGCCCTTTAGATATTTCTTTAAGTTGCATAGCTAAAGCACCCATCATTGTAGTAGAGATAAGTAAGTTAGCGTAATAACCGCCTTTGCTTGATGTTTTATCTAACGTCAGACCTCGCATTAGGTGTGTGTTTACAACAGTAACGCCAAAGTTTTTGTACATAGCAACTGACCGCAACGTTTCACCAGTAAATGTACCCGGTTGTGTTTCACCTGTTAAAAAAGTACGACCACGAATAGAGTTAGATGGTACAGCAAAGTTTGTTTCCGTATTAATCATTTCTAAATACCGAGTAGCTACACTTTCTATTTTAGGCGCGTCTAAATCAGTGCGTTCCATAATATCAGTAGGGCGAATAAACTTTGCGCTTTTTTCGTCATACGGAGTTGTTGCACGTATAATATCCCATTCCGATTGATTAATGTTGTAACGCTGCAAAGTGTCTTTAAAGTTTTTTTCTAAATCTTTAAAACTTTTTCCAGCCATACGAGCAACGGAACCTTGGAACTCCATGCCAAACGCCCAACGTCCAGCGGTAGTAAAAGGAGATAAAAAAGAAGCGCGCATTACAAAGTCTGACACACGCCTTGTTATTTCTGGCCCAGACATATCACCTACATAACGCATTTGCCCGGCAGCTAAACTTGTCCAGCCTTCTGCAATTAAGCCACTGCTTATTGCTAACTCACCTTTTTCTTTAGCGTTCAATGGATTAACAAACTCTAAATATTGTTGCAAAGTTCTTGTTTGGCTTAATCCGCTAAATTGTCTAGCTAGTCTTTGAAAATTTATATCTGTAATAGCTGCTAAAGACGTTGCCCCTAACTGTGCCGACTGTATTACTTGACGCAAACCAGCAAACGTAGAAGCAACCACTCCATTTATAGGCGCATTATTTCTACCTGTAACAGCTTTATACATTTCATCAATTTTTTTGTTTGCTCTAACAGCGGCGTTTTCTGCTTTTAGATCAATATCACCAGATATACCTTTTACTTTTGCTTTTTGGGTTAGCGTTTGTTTAAGAAAACTTGTAGTAGCGTCTGGATTAGGACCAAGTATTTCCATCATTGCAATGTCACGCGACATATTTTTCGTGTGAGCAATCATTGTATCGTACACGTTTGGATCACCAAATTCATTTTGGTATTTCATCCAACTATCAGCATTTTTAAAAATTAAAAACCTGTGATCTTGCCGGGCATTTGCTAAAGATTTTCCACGCCCTCCAAGACCTTTTTTAAGTTTATTAAATCCTTCTGCAATAATACTATCGTAAACATCATTTAGCGCTATTTCTAATTGAAGATCATTAAGTGGTAATCCTGTTGTCTGATCTAGCATTTCTGTTTTATTTAGTAACGGCGCAATTTTTGTTTTCCATTGTTCACGCCCAGCTTTTGCTATAGAAAACCTATTATGCGTCTGAGGAAATCCATAATTTTTTTTCTTTGCAATATTAGCACCAGCGCGATTAGCTCTTTTACGCAACATTTCATGTGTGCTTGTCCAAGCTTGTGCAAGTTCTTTTGCACTTACATCACCTGTATTTTCACCAAACGCTTCTCTTACTAAATTTTTAAATTTTGCTTTATTACGAACATTACCTATTACATTGCGGCGAAACGTACTAAGTATTTTGTGCATATTTGCATTAGCAAACCCAAGAATAGCCTCTTCTCTTTGTGCAACGCTAGAGAATTTAGAATTATTATCTTGCTCATATAAAGCAATTGCACCAGCATTAGGATCTTTTTGACCTAACCTATTTGTATAACTATCAATGTCTTGCAGCCGACCTTGCACTGTACGCATCTGCATTATTTTTTGACGCTTGCTGTGCATCTTTTTGTTTTTAATTGCATTAAACGCATCTTTGCCAGCTTCTGCTTCAGCAGCTGTTTCACTCATTTTCCCTTTGTGAAACTCTAACTGTTGCTCGTAAACTTCACGCACTTGATCCGCTTGATCTCTTGTAATCTCGTTTCCGTTTTCCAGATCATCAATACATTTTTTAAAACTCATAACGGACACCTTGATATTGCATCAACCATTGCATCATCTTGATCTATTTCATCAAGAAGCTGCCTAGCTGTTACTGCGTTGATTTTAAAGTCACCAGTAAGATCGTCAATTTCATCCAAACTTTCTAATGGAAATTTTTCATCTAACAAGCTTTCGCTAATAGTAGGTGTGTCTAGCTCCTCAAAGCTTTCAGAGATCTCTCCAACAGTAGTTGGCCTAGCGGTCCGTCTAACTTCCGGGCCGCTTTCAACTCCACCTCTTCTAAGTCTAATACTCGTGTCTTTGAGGAGTTCCCCGGTTTCTGTGAGGACTTCATGGTATCCGTCTTGAGGTCCGTTGTTGTCGATCTTGTAGTAGCCATCTGCTATACCTTTCTGTTGCACTGCATTAAAAGTTTTGCTTGGGTTTTCACCTACTTTTACTACATATTTTGGGTTTACTAAGCGACCTTTTGATGCAAAGCGTTGCAACATACGTTGCATTGCATTGTCAAAAGATACCGCCATATCGACTACTTCTACACTATAGCCCTTTTGTTTAATCATAGAAATAGCGTCTTGTATACTTTCTGCTTTGCCGCCTACTTTTGGCAACACAATATTATCACCTTCTTCTAACAAAGTTCTAAGCAAAAGGTTTGACATTAAAGAACTTTCTTCATGGATTGCATTTGCACCGATACCACCTTCGTATTCTGGCAATAGCCTCTTTGCTTCATCTGCATCGACAATAGACGCACCCATTTTGCGCGCTATAGGATTAGCAAACGTACTTTTTCCGGCAGCTGGTGGCCCAAGTATAATTACGGCTTTCTTTTCTTTTCTAATAGCATTAGCTGGTAAATCTATCTTATCATCAACCCAGCCTAGACTGCGCGCTGTTTTAACCATATCGCGCATAGCATCGTCAAAAGTTCCGTTGTTACTACCGTCAACAATGTACTGTCGTTGATCAAACCAATTTGACATACTTTCTAAATCGTTTTCATCTTTTGGAAAGCCCGGCATTTTATTCGTTTCGGGCCTAGTTTCCATATCTTCAACGGCTCTTACAATGTAAGGATGTCGTATTAAAGTTTCATTATTTGGATTATTTTTAAGTTGCCGCTGAAAATCTAATTTGTATTCATCAAGTATTTCATTAACGTCTAGATCTTGACGCAACCCGGCATCTAATATTCTAGCTTGCTCCTCTGCACCCTCGCTAAAGAGACTGTCGAACTTGTCTAGCTCAATTTCCTCTGCATCTGTTCGTATCTGAGGGATTTCTTCTGGAGCATCGAAAGAGCGTCCAGCATCGCTAATTTCTGCGCGGTCAAACTCGCCATCTGAAATTGCTCTTCGGACATCTTCGACAAAGCTTGTTGTAGAGCGGTTGTAGTTCCCGGTTTCTTTTGCTTGCCTTGCTGCTGCTGTGAGAGCTTCTGAGAGGTTGCCCTTCCTGTTTGCTTGGCTTTGGAGGAGCGAGATCGCTTTGCCATCGTTTGTTGCCCTTCTTTTGTTTGCTTCGTTTGCTAGTTTGTTACCTTCATCTTCCAGCCTATCAGCATTTTTAATTAAATTCTGGAAAGAGTTTTTATCTTTGCGTAATTGTTTTTGCGCCCGGTCTAACACCTTTGCGCGCTCAGCAAACAAGCTTTGCGTTAACACTTCCTCACCGAATAAGTTTTCTTGCGTTTCGCTTACAAGTTCTGTTTCGCGTACCTGACGTACTATTGCTTCTGCTTGAAACTCATTAGACGGTTCAGTTTTTGACAATACATCTAGCGCTGCTTTTTGCATTGAAGCATCATCTGCCATCAACCGACCAACAATAGCTGCGTAGTTTGGTGCAACTATTTCGTTTTTAACCATGCCCCACGCATCATCTGATAGCTGTGACAAGTCTCTAGCCTGTCTAACAAATGCGGATTTTGGCGGTAACTCAGTAACCCTATCTGGGTTTATTCGTAGTATCTTTGCTGCATCTATAACAGTACCAGTACCTTCAGCTATATTTTTAAGTGCAGCAATAACAGTTGCTTCATCCGGCGTAATGCCATCTTTCTCACGCAACCTAAAACCAACCATTTGTATATCTTGGCTTGGGTCTTGATCCATAATACGCTTGGCTAACCCTAACCGCTGGTGTCCATCTGCTATGAACAAACGACCATCAGCATATTCATATACTGTAATCATACCAGCTTTTATTGGATCAAACTCTGTTACACCCTCTAACCTATCGGTAACACCGTATATGTCACCACCTTCTTTAAACTGAAATGTCTTGGCATCCACATCAATATCGCGTGGATTAAACTCTTCAACTACTCCACCTATATTGTTAGCTTGGTTTATATTTTCTGGTATTGTTACTTGCGCTTCAGTATTGTCTGAAAGCTTTGGCATCTCACCATCGTTAATAGCAACCGTTGCTTCTCTTAATCTAGATTGATGTTCCAGCTCTCCGGCAGCTGTTTTTTGTAATGGATTGCTTTCACCTATAGATTGTGTCGCTTCTTCTAATATTTCAGCTGCTTGCTGAATATCTGTTTTCTTTCCCCGGCTTAAAACTTGTGCGCCTTTTTTCGCTTGCTCTACTGTAAGCCCTATAGTTTTGCCACCGATTTTTAAACCAATAGGAAACGCTCCACCAATTACAGCAGCACCACCAACGTTAGTTACAAAATCTTCCCAAGTGTATTCCAATCCTAAACTTTCATACCAATCTTTTACACCGGGTTGCTGTATTGCCTCGACACTAGCATTAGTAATCGCCTCTCCAAACACAATACCTAAAAAACCTTTACCAAGCCTAGCAGCTGGTATTGCCATAAACGATTGGTTAATAGGATC